GCATTATTTGCTCCCGTAATGGCATCCAACATGGATTGATCATATCCAGGAGGCATACGTTGGCTTAAATCTTGCCTCAAAGGTGGTCCCATTGGTCTATTTGGAACATTCCCTGAAGGAACACGCCCAGGAAGGGGACGCCCCTGTCCACTCATAAGGCCGCCACTTGGCGTACGGTATACTCCAGGAGATAGTCGCTCAGAGCCACGAGGAGGAGACGTATAACGCCCCTTGGACTCATCAAAGTTTGGAGAACCACCAGCATACACTCTGCCGCCAGTCTTAGGACTTTTTGTCAATGCGCCTTTAGTAGCCATATTATTTCCTTTTTCCTGCATTATAATTTGCATTTAGTGCTTCTCTAACGGTTTTAGCTGGCCCTACATGACCCTTGTCGTTCATGTACATTCCAGGGGACGTTCTTACTACTTGGCCCTTAGCTGGAACGGCTGGTTTAATTGGTGGCGTTCCCATCCCAATTTGTTTTGCAAAAGTAGACTTCCCAAGCATTGCCGCAATGTTATTTTTAACATCCTGCTCTGATTTAGCATTAGACGTAACTGCATTAACAAACATCCCAGTATACTGCTCTGGCTTAATTCCTGCTTTCTCAGCATCAGGTCCATAAATGTTGCGTATCATTGGATCAATTTGACTGGTAGCAAACAAAGCCAAAGGATTACTATGGTCCATGTCCCATGCTTGACGCTCAGTTTTGCCATCAATGTTCTCACCTACGTTTTTGTAGCGAGTTTTGCCATCAAGTCCAATATTGAACTTGGAACCATCTGCTAGGGTTACATGATAGTTCTTGTCAGCAACGCCTGTTTCTTTGAGAAGCCCACGGAAGTCATCACGTTGTAATTGAGCGTCTGACTTGCCAGTGGTCATCATCTTGCCAATGGAACGCTTGCCCATAAGACGCAAGCCAAGATTAGGTAATCCGCCTAGGCCGCCTGTTCCAACAGCAAGACCAGTATTTATATAATCTTCTCTCGTGCCTCTTCCACGTAAAATATCTTTCATGCCGCCTTCCCATAGTTGGTTAAGGCCAATGGCTCCAGCAGCGGCTATTCCTGCGATTGGCGCCGCACCGAGCGCGGCAGGTCCACCAACTTGAGTAGCACTTAATAGAGTTGGAGTTGCTACTGCTCCAGTCCCAGTAGTAGTAGCGCTAAGTAATGTTGGAGTTGCTACTGCTCCAGTTGCCTTTGCGCCAGCGCCACCCCCAAACAGTCCTGCTACATTTGGAAATCCTCGAATTGCTTCTTGCCCGATTAACAATCCACCAACTGACCCAAGGGTTTGCCCAATCGCAGAATTTTGTTCTTGATTTGCGTTCTTTCTATTTGCATAGCTTTGAGGATCTCCAAAGTTAGCTTGAACGGCTGTATACGCTTGATATGGCGACAATCCCTGCTGCTGAAGTGCTGCATAATACTGCTGTGGCGTCATTCCTTTAGCTGGAGGTGGTGGTGGTGGTGTTGCCATAATTATGTCCAAGTTCCAAATACTGCGGTACCAGCACGAGCGAACATTTCTGCACGAGTATGGCCCCCAGCATAAATAATCTTACTTACTTGTTGCCTAGAATAATCTTCGTTCATTTGAGTTATGAATCTTGGCTGAACTGTACTAAGCCCATGAATCTCAGCAAAACGCTCAAGCATCCCTTGCTCAAGTGTTTTCTGATTAAATACAGTCTCATCACTATCAGCTAGGAAATCGCTGTATGCCCCACTGTAGTAAGTCCAAATAACGCCACCATCGGTAACTGACCCAGTGGTATGCGTTGGAGCAGTAACTCCAGCAATTCCTCCAAGTGTAGTTTGATAGTAATTGCCGTTGTAAAACGTATAAGCACCAGCAGCATAAACAGTGCCAGTTACCCATGCCGCAGGACGTGCACAACGATCCGCAATATACTCAAAAATAATGATATTGCCGTTTTGTGATGCCGAAGGAGTAGGAGAAATTAACAGCTCGCTATTGGTTAATCCTCGAACTTGAAATCGTTGGTAGACGGTAGTGTTAATTCCATATCCACGAATTTCAGCATACTCTTGAGGAGACATCGGTCCCAAGATCCTCCAGCGAGTAGAGCTATTCCAGAATGTTTCATAGTGGTACCACGAAAAGGCAGCAGGTAGCTGATAACTAGCCTGACCTGCCACCAACGTGATTGACCCTGACGCATACAGTTTAGGCCACGGAAACGCATCCGCAATCTCTCTGTTTATGCGTTGTGCCATAACTCGCAGTTGCTTAGTAGTTGTTTCAGTAGAAGCTGTAACACCGCTTTCAACGATATAACCTGCCTCATTAGCTACATTCTGAACTGCGGTCACTAAACTCATACTTTCCTTGGTCTGCCTCTGCGCTTAGGTGCGGTCTCTTCTTCAAGGACCTCATCTTGGCTACCTTCTTCAAGTAACTCATCCTCAACCTCGATAGAACGGATCACCTCCTTTCGACGTGGACGAAGGTCAGTGCCTTCATTCCCTTCTACTCGTTGCAGTAACAACTCTACCTGCTCTTCCAGTTTTGCAGTTCTTTTCTGCTCACGCTCAAGCTGTTGCTTAAGAGCAACCACACTAAACTGAGAAGAATTTGCAGCGTCCAGCCAATCCTTTGCCATCTTAATAAAACGGCCAGTTGGTCCAAGTTTACGTTTAAGTTCATCGTGAGCATCCGCAAGTTGCTCAACAGTCTTGAATCCAAGATGCTGCAATTCTCGAAGCGTTGACCCATTCATAAGAGGCCATTCAGCAAGAGGAGTTCCGCTAACTACTACCTCGCTGCCAACCTTAAAAGCAGCATAAAGCTCTGGGTAATCAGCCGTGTCTTGTGGCTCAATCTTACGAACAGTTTCATCTCCACCTGGATACTGAATTGAGATGGATGGAATCTCATCAAAGATTGACCGCCCAGCTTGCAAACTCTTATCTTTATTCTCGTTATAGGAATTGAAAAAACGAACATTTGCGCCATGGAATCTTCGTCGTGGCTGCGATTGTCCGTTCATTAAATTGTTCCAGTCTATTTGTGCCATAGTTCTCCTGTAAAAACGGTTTCCTCATATGGTTGCATAATAATAAAAAATGCAACACATCTTAAACTATAGCCCATTTGCTACTTAAATATGTCTCAACTTTTGCAATGTCCCCAGCACTCAATACGGAATTATAAATTAGTAACTCTGCGATCCCGCCATCCCACCAATCGCCATTGAACGCAGCGGAATCAGTTCCAATAACCATTGTTGCCGATACAGCAGTTATACTTGCGTTTGTAGTAGTTCTGGCTACCGATGTTTTATTAAGTCTTAAAAAGGTGTTGCTCGCTCCACAACCCGTACTTATAAGATGATATGTATCATTTGTTAATGATCCATATGGACCAATAGCTCTAGGACTTTGCGTATCTTGAAAACCGTTACCAGAAACAACAAATTCCGCAGAGTTCCATCCGTAAACAACCGAACTGGTTGTAAACAATCCTTGCCCTAATATAGCGGTTAAATTATGCCGAAATAACCCAGAATAAGCAGGAGTTTGCCATTTTCTTGATACAACGGAAAACAAAGAAAATGCCCCCAGCGTAAAAGCTGCGGAAGCCATGTAATCGCTAGTGCCATCAAAAACAATAGCTGGTAATCCGTTTTTTGCGCTTGCTGTGTATAATGGTTTTGCCGTACCTGTTGCTTGAGTGAAATGATTATTGTTACCACTCTGATCGTTCCAATTACTAACTCGGTCGCTTCCATCCTTTGTAATACCGGCATCGGCTTTTAACCATATAGTCAATCCGCCAATTTGCGAAGGCACAAACCCTAAAGCATTGCCTGGTTTGCTTATAGCTAGGCCGCCTATACCAATAATCATTCAAATAAACCATCTAAGAACAGACATTAGTACAATGCGACAATACTTGTTGCAGTCGTTGCTGCCATAACACGAGCAACAAAAACAGGAATTAAAACTCCAGCAGGTACTACCAAAGTTACAGCAGAAGAATCATCAACTCCTTTCAACACTAAGTTACCTGCTCCTCCTACCCATATTGCACGAGCGTTTGTTAAATCTGTCGTATCTGATGGCGTTACAGCGGCAAGTCTACGAGCACTAAAAAGAGCACTAGGATTAGAGGGTGTAAAATCTGGCATGGTTACTTATTCCTTTCCTAAAACTGCTGATGTATCAACGTCTATCTCTCTAGGGTTTATGCCTAGCCGTTTTAATACATCAGAAATCGTAAATGATTGTTTTGATTTATAACCTTCTAAAACTTGATCCAAAGAATCTTGCCCGATGAACTTAGCAATTTTTGCTAGGTTTACATCGTCATATTTTAACAAGTCTTTATCTTCAGTTGTTCTCACAATGGAAGATAATGCAACGCTTCTTGGCGGCATAAATCACCTAATAAAATGGCCGGACTTTCACCGGCCTCGTATTATGATTCCTTAGCAACAACGTATACAAGCCAATCTGTCGATGAGCGTTTAATACAAATGTTACCAGCCGCAGCAGCACACGTTACCGCAGCACCAGCAGTCCCACCGTTAAGTGTTCCCAATGATGATTGCGGAAATACGTTGAGAGCATTTGCGCCATTGTTTTGTACAACCACAATTCCACCGATCTGCACGTCAGGAAGTTTAACTCCTGTTGAAGCAGCAGTGGTGCCTACAAGGTTGATAAAAGACGTAAGAGCAAGAGCATCTGCAATCGTCGTGCCAGTAGCAGTCAAACTTGCACTCGATGAAAGTGCAGGAGCCGACGTAATGCTAAAAGTTGACAACACATTAGCTTGCTCTGGTGGTAATCCCAACCCAATCAAATCTTGAAGAAGTGGCATAATATCCCTTTAAATTGCGGCTGCTATACAAGCCAGCCGCTTTTGATTAGTTGAGTGTCAGGTAGCCAGTCGACTTCAATTCTACGCTTGCTGCACCCGTTGTAAGGGTAGTAGCAGATACGTTTTTAATTGTTGTCGAACCAGCATCATCAGCCACACCAGCAGCAGCAGTTGTAAGGAGAGGAGTATTTACAACATACGATGCTGCAATCTTACCCTTGATTCCCTTACCAACTCCACCACCAGCCGCACCACCGATCCATACCCATGCAAACTCATTGATCAGCAACGCATTTTGAGCAACACCAACGTGCTGAACAATGGTCGATGCACCAGAAGTTTCTGCTGCGGTAAATGTGTCCGTGATCAAAACAAATGCGTACTGAGCAACCGCAGCACTTGCTTTAACATACATCCACTCGCCATCTGTATCAGTTCCAAGGTCGCCAAGTTTTGCTTCAACGATTGCTGGATCTGTTCCAAACGACTTTTTGTAATTAACTCCAAAAGATCCTGAACGTGCCATTTTATGTTCCTCCTACTAATTAAGCGTAAATAACAGCCTGAAGAGCTGGAGCAGCACAACAGAGGTTACCTTCTACAATGATCACAGTGAAGAAAGCATCCTGATCAACAGGACGATTCATCTCAGGAGCAAGGGGTTTGAAGTCTGCGCCACGAACCATATCAAACGACCAATACTTAGTATTAAGAAGTCTGATTGAGTTTGTCTCAAGCACTGAAGATCCAAATCCACCATCGAATACGAAATCGCATCCGTCGTAGCTCAAAGCACGAAATCCAGCACTAGCCTTCTTTGTAGGAAGAGCAATACGCTGAATAGCGGTAAGAGAGCTGTGGAGGAACTTCCAAGCAGTACGATCACAGAGTGCAAGGTCTGGCATCTCATCACCACGAGTTACCTGGCTGATTGCATCAGTTACCTGCTCTTGTACGTTAGCAGCAGTAAGGGTTACGTTTACTGCAAGATTACGTGCAAAAGTATTGCTAGTACGATCAATCTGTCCGTATGTTCCCGAAGCTGGCGAAGTCGAAACTGCCTTCTTGATACCATCGAACTCAAGTCCACCACTTCCAGTTCCATCACCACGAAGTGAGGTAGAAACGGTATTCTTAAGACGGGCAATAGAAGCCTTCATCTTCATTTCAGCGAGATCAAGCAACATAGCTTGATCACGGTTAGCACGACGATCACGACCGCTGATTGCTACTGGCTCATAAGCCTGTTTGATAGCAAAACGAAATGCAGTTGCATCATCAATAGAATCAAGATTGAACGAAGAAAATCCAGCGTAGAATCCACCGACAGCCAAATCATTGTACATGATTGGCTTACGAAGTTCATATCCACCAGAGAATTTACGGATAAGCCCTTGAGTATCTAACGAAGCCAAAAGCGGGTTATGATGTAAAATCTCATCCGCAATTTGATCGCTTTGATCAAACAAGGTTGCTACGATTGCTTCCTCTAAATTTGCCATTTGAATTGTCCTATAAAGTTTTTACTTACAGGACAACCAAATAGCCTTTAGCTAATCACCGCCAAATCGACGACGAAGGTTATCCCGTAAATCTTTTGATACTACCTTTGGTGTCCCACTACCTGCGGACCCAGAGATTGAGCGAGATGCGGATTTAGCCTTTTGGACTACCGCATATTTTTGATCCATCACTACCTTTGCAGTCATTGCTTGATTAAGACTGGAAAAGGTCGGGTTGCCAGCAACAACATAGTTATAGGCGGTTTCCAGTATCTCTTCTGGAGAGCTGTACTTGCCTGTACCTGTGAGGGCACTCACTATTGGAGCCATTTCAGCTTCTAACTGCGAAGCTGTTTCAGGGTCTCTAAAGAGAGGCTTGGCTGACATAAACGATTCTACAACTCGCTCATTATAATAGGCAACCGCAGATTGTTGCTGCTGCTGCTGGTAAGACTGGAACTTTTCGTCTGCTATTTGCTCAGCCTCTTCACGAGTTAAGTAATTCTGTTCAGGTTGTTGTGGCTGATATTGTCCTTGTTGAAATGCTTGTTGCTGGCTAGTTGTAAGGTCATTAAGAGTAAGCCCGTAAGAGTCCAACCACTCGAACGCTGTTTGAACAGGGTTGTTTTGCATCGCACGATCCCAAGCAACGGATCGTTTTGCTATGTCCCCAAGTGAAATACCTTGTCGAGCATAATCGTTTTCATACTCTTTAATTGTATCGACAATGCCAGAGGTTTGCTTTTTAAGCTGCTCAACCTCAACCATGTGGCGTTGGTGGTCACTTCTAAGCTCATACGACCTACGGTTCATGTACTGTTGAAGTACATAAGCATTGGCAGATGTTGGGTTAAGAAAGGCTTCTTTTTCAGCCTTGTTCATGTCGGCTGGAGGAACGACTGGTATTCGTTCTATCTCTGGAGATGCTTCATTTGTGCCAGATACTTCAGATGCGTCTTCTGTTTCAGGGTTATTATGCTCTGGCGCATTGCTTACAATAGCGTCATCTTCCTTTTTGAACTGATTAGAAAGAGCTTGGCGAATACTTACTTTTGCTTCTCCACGTTCTGCGACAATCTCTGTATCTTGTGGCGTTAAGTCCTGGTCTGTATTTGTTTCCATGTTATCCATTTAGTCTCTCCTTTACCTGTCTCATTAAATTAGACACAACCTGTTGTTCTCGTCTTTCAACGTCTTTTCCAGGGTCATATCCACGCTCAAACTCAGTGCCAATTTCTTCGGCACCAGCAGCTTTATATGCTGCCCTTAACTTGCTTTTGCTTGTGTAAATCTCTTTAGAATTAAGAGGGTTTCTAGTTGGTGGCATTTCATCATGAATAAAGTTATGTGCAGCGTTCGCATGAACACGCACCATAACTTCTTCAACTGAAACTACTTTTTCCTGTACTGCACACCATTGATAAAGTTTATATTTGCTCATCCAATAATCTATCTAGGGTTAGCAATCACAATAGTCGGTTGTGCCTGTGTTAAACTTTCCTGAACTTGTCTATTAGCTTCAAGACTTACCCTTGCTTCTTCAATAGCTTGTTCTTGAGTTAGTCGCTGCTCTTCCATCAACTTCTCTTGTTGTGACAAGCGAAATTGCATTTGTTTAGCATCAAGTTCTTGAACTTTTAACAGTCCTTGCAACCTATTATTTTCTGCTGTGATCTCGTTTTTAACTTGCGATCCTTCGGTCATTGCTTGAACTTTTAGCATATCAACTTGAACAGCGTTAGCTTTGATCTGCAATTCTTGTTGCTTCAACGCCAACTCTTGTTCAGCTACATACTGCTCTAGTTGTGCTTTTTGTATCTGTATATTGCCAGTAAGCTGCTCACGCTGCATCTTCATCTGCTGCTCTTGAGAAGCCAGAATGTTCTTTTCATGGCCGTCTTGAGCTTGAATTTGTACTGCCTGGATACGAGCTTGTGACTCCATTTGAGCAATCTGCATCCTAGCTTGCATCTCTTGCATAACTGGATCTGGAGGAGGTGGCTGCTTAGCTGCTTCTTCTTTAGCTTTAGCAATCTCTCCAATCTGAACCAATGCCTTAGTAAAGATACCGTCTAGCTCTTTTCCAGACTTAAATCGCTTGATTACGTTTTGGAATAGCTCAATAGAGAATCCAAGTAGCGGTGGATATTGTTCAATCAAACTTTTCATCTGATTAAAAAACTCGCCACAAGTGGACATGAGCTGTGCGCCCTCTTGCTGCTCTTGAGCTTGGTCTATAGCAACCATGCTATCTGAAGCAATTCTAATGCGGTACGACAGCCTATCATCGCTTCTAAGTAGGCTAATAATCTTCTGCTTAAAGATTTGGATCTGTATCTCAGGGGGTGGCCCCATTGGTGGCATTGGCTGACCATCTGGCCCTTGCTCTGGAGCTGGAGGTGTTGGCAATACTGATTCAATCATTCTATCAGCATCAGCAACGTCAAAGATTGTCTCTGGGTCAAACTGTTCTGCAATAATTGTTCCAAGACGCTCAATGCCATCTGAAACAAACTTACAGAACATATTCTGCCTAACCACAAGACCAAGAGACGACCATTGTGATTCAAGTCTATTAGCAGTAGCAGACTTGTATTGGTCGCTAGTTCCACGAAGAAGATCGCTTACTTTCAATGTTTCATACAACTGAGACAATGCAGATTGTCGTGCTGCTTGAAGCTGCTGAAGGGCATTAACGTATGGAGTAATATCCATAAACTCAACGCCAGACTGAATACCACCACGAGATTTATAAGACGGCCAGTTTATTACTGGAACCATCTTTAAGTCTCCAACCATAAGCTGCTCTACTTGCAAGCCAAGGGAAGCATCATAAAGAGCGTTGGTGCGGATAGTTTGAGTTACTGCATGAACACGAGTAGTAAGCCTTTCGATCTCAAGGATTTGGTCTTTAACGTGCGCATAATCTGATACTGGAATTACGCTATCTGGATCTGCCGATTGTGCGATAACTGAGCAAGGGTAAAAGCTCTCAAAGTCTATAGATGGCTCAGACTTGTGAATGATAAACTCTTTTGCAGCTTTATGGCCCCAATAAACGGTATCAGTCTCTTCGCACCAAATCTCAAAGACTTCAGCTTTCCCTTCGTACTTATCGGCATCTTTGTTCCAGTCTTTTGTGGCTTTGTCTGGAAATGAATCAAAGTACATATCATCTGCAAGTTTAACGCCAAACAATGCTTCTGCTTGTATGCGATTAAGATATGCACGACGAGAGCGCCACTCTACTTCAGTTTCATTACGAGCATCTGAACAGAAGTAATCGTTATACTGAACTACATCAAGCAGCGCATACTCTTCGCTTTTACCTTCAGTCTTAACTGTAGCAAGGATTAGACCTCCTGGCCCTTCTCGCTGCTCAATAATCTCTTGAGTAAATGGGGCTCCTTTATCATCAATCAAAGAACCATCTGGCGCTTGGAAGAGAGCTATCTCAACTTCGTTCTCTTCAATCTCTGCTTCATATCGTGCCCAAAGAACGGCACGTCCTGTAAGCAAAAACTGCAATGCTGCATTGTATCCCACGTTATCAAACGGGAAATTTACATCCATGTTGTATTGAATGTTTCGCTCTAAGAACGTAGCAGATAGTTCTTCTATTGTTCCACCAGTACGCTTGCGAAGACTTACTTCTGCTTTTGGCGTGGAAGAATAATAAGCAGGTAAGAGAGTATTAACACAATACCACCAGACATTAAGTCTTCGTTCAGTATCATTTAAAATACCTACTTGCTTTTGAGCGTTGTAAACACGAATAGATTCTTCTGCCGTTTCAATGAACTTTTTTGACCTCTCTTCTGCACGAGTAATCTCGGTTTTCCAATAGGTAGAAGAAAATCGTTCAACTAACGGCTTAATTTTCATATCGTAGCTCTACCTCGTTGCGACCGCATTTGTGCGATATACGCTTGTAATTTAATTACACCTTTGTGGAATACTTCTGCTGGCTGCTCCCACTTACTATCAACTAGCCGTTCTTTGCAGAGGTATCTAAGGGCATCTCCCAAATGGTCATTACCTTCTGTATCAACGTCCTCTGGTCTTCGCTTGTCAATCGCCAAACTTGGTATACATTCTAATAGTGCAGGGCAGTTGGTGGTAATATACAACAGAGCAGGCTTAGCCACCAACCGTTGTCTTATCTGCGCCCACCCTGATAGACGATCATTGTCGGCTGGCCTAAAGTTTGGATGCTTGTACTTTGCAAACACTGTGTGGAACTGGTCGGCAATGCTTGGTCCACCTTGGTTGTTGAAGATGGAAGGGTCTGCGGCTGCATGGACGTTCTCTCCAACTGAGACTGAGGCGATGCGCTCTGCTTGCTGCACGTTGTCGATACCTTTCCCGTGCATCTCTCGATAAATAACCATCGCACCTTTTGGGTAAGGTACTTCGTTACCCTTATCATCTCGTCCAGAACTAACAGCGCCCCACACAACGGCAAAAGGACTACGAAACCCCCAGTCATAACCAAGATACTTAGGCCAATGCTTAGGAACATTAAAAGCAGGGATAATGTGACGACTGCTAAACTCTGGAAAGTAGCTACCTTCATGGATCTCAAAATCTCCTTCTAGCCACGCTCGCACAAGCTCAGGACTACCAACCATGTGAAGTCGGTTAATGTACTCTGGGTCTTGAGCAAGTAGTATCTTGTTATCTGCTATACGGCTAGGAATATAAATGTAATCAAAGCTACTTCCATTGGGTAATGCTTTGGTAAGTATCTTCTTTCCCATTGGAGCTGGTCGAATAAACAACTCTTTAAGCCAATGATGCCCAACACCTCCAGGGTTAAAAGTAAGAATAACCTGACCCCCACCTCTTCCTCGTAGTGCGCCAAATAACTTCCAAAGAGGACTAGGATTAGAGAAGTTTCCTGCCTCCTCAATGGCTGCATGGCTTAAATTTTGCCCTTGATACTTCTCAGCATCACTATCATCAGCTAATGGTCTAAATCTTAACCTTGCACCATTAGGAAACGTAAACTGCTTTTTCTGGTCTTGCCAATGAGCACGAAGCGGCAAGTATATTTGCTTTGCTCGCTCTATTAAGTCATCTGCTTGAGGTAGTTCTTTACGAAAGAATATGGCGTTAAATGCCTCGCCAAGCTGCTCTTGATTGATAGCAAACTTACCCAACACGCCATCAGTCTTACCTCCACCACGGGCACCCCCGTAGCCTATAAGGGTAATAGGACACGCTACTAGCATTTCCTGTGGACCGGATTGAGGAGCCCAAACTATACGTTCGGTAACTTCAGTCACCTATATTCCTTTGAGCTTTTGGCAATAAGCCCAGAACTCTTCCCAAATAGCCGGGTTAGTCCGTGGGTCAATCTCTTCCTCGCACTCTAAGCAGGTTTCAGCCTCTCCTGGGTCCAGCTCCTCATTCACTGACGCCACAGCGCCACACTCAGGGCATTTATAGAATTTCTCGGTCTGTACAATCATAGTTACTCGTCATAACTGCATTGTCCCCGTATATGCGATCAACACTACACGCAGGGTTTTGACAACAAAAGTAGAAATCCTTACCAGCTTCTACGCTGACAGTACTAAGATGCTCGCACCAGGGGCAACGTCTACTATGCTCGCTCTCATCTTTCATGCGGTGCTCTATGCCCATTATTCCTGTAACATTTTTATTAGTTGTGCAATTTGAGCAGCACGAGCAGCAGCATAGGCATCAGCACGAAAAGCAGCACAAGCAGCAGCACGAGCAGCAGCATCAGCAGCATCAGCATAGGCAGCAGCATAGGCAGCAGCACAAGCAGCAGCACAAGCAGCAGCACGAGCAGCAGCATCAGCAGCAGCATGAGCAGCAGCTAGTTCATCGCTAGTTGCTTTGCCGTAAGCAAAACGCTGTGCAACGTCTAACGCTTGCTTGCACCTATCGTCCGTCATTAAATGCTCAACTTGCCTAGCGCACCACACCGCAAAAAGTCGCAACGTCTTTGCATCTATTAAATCCTCTCTACATACAACCCAGAACTTGTCTTGAGGTGATACTGTCTCGTAATTTAGTATATCAAGAACTGTGCCACTCCAATTCTCAGGCAGATGCTTGCTAGGGTCATAGCAGGGCTTCCAGCTTCTTATGTCAGCAATGGTAAATGTCTTCATGCGGTGTTCAATGCCCATTACTTATCGTTCTCCTCGAACAACCCTTGTCGATAGCTACCTAAAGCGCCACCAACAAATGATGTATTAACCTTACTATACTCCTCTGCCATCTGCTCAGGTGTCTTCATACTTCCTTTGTAACTTTAACTAGCAATTCTGAACATTTATTCTTCCAAGCAGTTATCGTAAATACCAGCAGAATACCGAGCCAATCTGTTTAGTACATCCGTTGAAGTGTGGCCATCCCAAGGAGGAGCTTGATCTAACACTTTAGCTTCGGCTCCTACGCAAGCTATCCACAACCTATTAGGCAGGTGGTAGGTTATTGGACCAGTGGGCAAGTTAATTCCAGCAATAAACGATCCGTCAAAAGATGATTTGTCAGCGTGTTTAGAAGATATCCACGTTCGGCCTTGAGTTTGCAACGCATACATTAGCGCAATAAACAAATAATGCCGATGCTCATAAAGCTCATTGAATGTGTGATACCCGTCTGATGTATTGCCATTGATCCCCTTGTCGGCATCAACCATCTTCTCCATATCAAGAATATGCTCGCAGGTATCCTGCTTTTCTGGAGAGTTCATTGCGGCTTGGTAGCCAGCATTGTAGCCAGCAACAAAATCCTCTTTGCACATACACCATACAATGAATTCTGGCCCTTGCTCTGGACAACGCCAATTTGCGTGTTTATCTGCTAACTGCTCAGGTGTCTTATTCATTACCTATATCCTCTCTGCTATTGCTATCGTTTCGTCTACCGTTACAGTCTTAGTAAAAGCATTAAAATAAGACGCTTTGTAAATCATGCTGCCACAACTAAACGAGAACGACACAAAGCCAGTGCTATCTCTTCAGGTGTCTTATTCATATTTTTCTATTTCTATCTAAAACGCTTTCTGCTTTTCCTAAAATACATTTTTAATAAAAGTCCAAGTCAGTGCTAGTACAAATGCCATAAAACAAGCAACAAGAGTTCCCCCAAGTGCAGCACCAGCAAGTAGAACTAACCAATCTTCTATGTCTTGAGTTATCTTATTCATTACCTATCTCCTCTTGCTTACTTCGTAACCCTTAACCTTGCTTACTTCGTAACCCTTAACCTATGTCATGCGCACGATTATAATCAGCCTGCGTAACCAAATTATCCTTAACAACAAACTTCCTAGGGCAATGCTTGGACCCACACGTAACCCACTTACACGACGTAACAACCACGCTAATATAAGCGCACTCAGGGCACCGGTAATAATAACAAATATTGGACTTGGGAAATAAAGGCTTAGTCACACAGTCTCAGCGTTTATAGTCAAGCAACGTAAGACACCTACCACTGTTCGTATTCGGCTAGTCTTCAAACACACATCACAACTCGAAACAGTAAAAAGGCTGTCAGTATGTGACCGTTGCAGCAAGGACTATATCAATCCTCGCTTTCATCCGCACTAGGATTTAAGTATTTCTGCTGCATAAACTTACGTTTATTTATGCTTCGGTATCATCTTCATCATTGTTATTAGCAAGATACCTCGCCTCAAACTCATCACGGGACAACGGCTTAGCTGACACAACAGCGTTTATAGTCCCAATATGCTCAATAACATTAGCTTCACTCCAACCTAACTTGCTCTTACCCAAATACATCAATACCTGCGGATTCCCAGATACAGCCTGCTCCATCAACCCCCTGGCAATAACCTCCTGCATACCAGCCTGGCCAGCCGCATACTCCTCGCCATACCACTTAGTCAACTCAGTCGGACTAAG